GCTGCGGCACAGCAGCAGGCGCTGGTGTTGCGGGAGCTGCGGGAGCAGGAGCTGGTGCAGGCTGAGGACGCGGTTCAGCGTCAGAGCTGCCTGCAAGCTTTGCAGCAGCCTCCATGTCCTCCGGTGTAGTAGATTCGTCGCGAGCCAGCGCTCGCAGGATACGTCCAATCAAAGATTTAGACATTTTTTTACCTCCTTTTTTATCGTCGGCAGTATCACGGATAGCAACCTTATGCCCCGCCCTGCCTTTATCAACAACCGCTACATGGTTACCGCGGATTTCCAGCTGATCATAGCTGGAGTCACTCGTCGGATTCCACAAGCAGTCATAGCCGCAAGATATCTCGCGTTTGCCAGCCTCAATCTTATTGATAAGGTCAGCATCGTAAATAACTAAATCAGCGACCAAGCAATTACTCAAATCGCCATCGCCTCGACGCACATCACGGCACACGCCTTTCATGTACCGCCCATAGTTATCGGGGGTTACATCTTCTTCCGGATGTTCATCGCATACTGGCTTGCCTTCAAAGCTTGCCACGGCAGCACGGTCAAAGACTTCAGCTTCCGGACGCTGGACATTATAAATACCATCAGCGACCGGACCGCCGAACTCGCAGCCTCTATACTGTTGCGTACCGGTACGTGCAATGGGAACATCCTTGCAGATCAGGAAGCCTTCCGGTGTTTTAATGATGTGGTCGGAGATTCGTGAGCCAAAATATGCCTTGCTCATAGCTCACCTCCAGGTAATAGTTTCTTAAATTGTTTTATGCCCATGCGCTCGATTTTGCCGTTTCGGTACACCTTAGCTGGCCACGCCACCTGGTCAAACCTAATAAGCGGCTCAGGATAGCAGCGGCAATTATAAATGTTTCCCGCATGGTAATACCCCTGCGACTTCTCATGGTTGAGTAGCTCCGGCGCCGGTGCCTCGCCCCAAGGAATAATCACACCATCCATGTGAGCATGAGCAGAACGCACACGAGAGTCCTCGCTTGTCCGCCAGACGTACCACTCAAGCCCTGCCTCAGCAGCACGCACCTGCGTCAGAGCCGTACTGGCTTTAGACGTTTCCGTGCGGGCAATGAGCCTTGCATGAGCTTCGGTCATGTGCGGGTACTCATTGAGGATATCGTCTATCATCGCCTCCGGTCGCAAGCCTTGCTCATAACCTTTAGCAACCTTATGAGCCACCCTGTCGGCCAGCGTGAGCGGCATAGAGCGGATTAATTCGGCGTTACGACTGATTATACCCTCGTACACTTTTGCGACGCGTGGTGAGGCAAGCTCGCGCTGTAGAGCGGTGCGGATGATTCGCCCCTTGCTGCCCTCGGCTGCTGCGGCACGCCACGTCTTATACCCGTCGCGGAACAGATGCGTAGCCATCGAGCGCGCGATTTGGTCGCAGGCACGAATAAAAGTCGGAGAACGTGCCAGCCGACGCATTATGTCAGCAATAAAAAAAGGACTGGCAACGTGAGATAACTCACGCTTCAGTCCTTGCATTAGGCGGTCAATGGCGCTGGCATAAGAGCGCTCAATGACTCGCGGCATTTTAAATTTTTTCATAATTTATCCAATCATTAGCCCTCTTCCTCTTGCGGTCCCCACTTATAGCTCCATGTTTCCCACCATTTACGTAAAGACTCTTGAGCGAATGGACCGCCGCCAAACCTGCCGTTTTGCACATCTTTGTCTGCCTTGGCAAAAGCTTCCTTAGCACTCATACCATTACGCAAATCGTGTACAATCCAGCTAATGACTATCTGGTGTTTTTCGTCTTTTTCAGCTTGCTCTAAGCCTTTCATAAGTTTAATATTCTGTTCATGCTCCCATTGGGATTCACCCTCACCGCCCTGAATCGTCTCAGCAGCCTGACGGAGCGGAGATTTTATTTCACCATGCTTAAATTCATAATCATCTTGGTCGTTGAGCATAGACTCCATATCATCCAACTGTTCCATAACCTTGTCAAAATTTTTGGGATTTTCATCATACCCACGAATGTCATCTTCGTTTTCGACTAAATGCTGACGTACAGATTTCAAGACTTCACGCATATCATTTTCATCTTCACGCGCATCACGGAAAGCATCGGCAGCTTCAAGTGCAGCAATGTTTCCTTGCTCATTGCCCCATTCTTCCATTTTACTGGCAACATGCTGCTCAGAACGACTGTAGCCGTACTTACTACCGCTTTCAGTTCCGCCACCAGCACTGCCACTACCTGAAGTGAACTGTCCGTTTTTAGCACGCGGGTGCTTATCTTCTTCCCATTCAGCATCATAAGCACGCAAGCGTTCCAGGTTAAGTTTAGTTTTATCCATGACACTAACCTCCGTAATTTTTAGTGTGTACATATTAACTCTCATGTATAATTATTGCAAGTCATTTATTCAGATTCAGGCGGTTTATTTTGCTGAGGTTCAACACCAACAGCACCAGCAGCCTCGCCACCGCCCATGTCGCCAAACATGCCTCCCATCTCGCCAGGCGGCTCCACAGAGTCAGATGCGCGCTCGATGTCCTCATCGGTGATGTTCGTCCAGACACCGGTGCGCTCGCTCTGCTGCTTCAACTCCTTCAGAGCAGTGCGCTGAGAGATAAGACCAGCATTGTAGGCAGCCACAACATTGTCTGTGCCACACTTGGCAAGGTCGGCGCGCTCTTTGTCGGTAGGCTCTGCAACCGGGTCGAATTCAAAATCAAAGTCATCAGGCAGGCTGCCTAGTGTCGAGATGATGAACGGCGGAAGCACTTTGTTCAAGATAGGACGCAGATAAGACTCCTGCTTCTCAGCTATCATGTCGTAGTAGTTCTGTAGGTCACTCTCGCCTGTAGCATTAAGGCCAGAGGGAGAGCGCCCGAACAGACGCGTCACCGGAATTTCAGCAGCGCCGCTGATGTCCATGATAAACTGCTGATAGCAGTCAGCAAGGCCGCCGAAAGTATACTGGTGTGTTTCCAGACCATCTGCAGCATCCATAACCTGCATGCCCATATTGTTCAGCAGCATGTTCTGCGCTTCCAGCGTTCGCAGCAGCTCAGCCTGCGACTCGTTGTCCGTTGCCGCCAGAAGCTGACCTAAGTCCTGCATTTTAAGCACGCGGATGTTCGCCATGAAGGTCAACTGCGCAATGTTCCAGCTTACATTGTCACGCTTACGCAGCTCATCAAAAATAGACTCAACGACCGACGCACCCCACTGCATCTCGGCAATTTCCTCCCAAAAAGGTAGTTCGTTACCAGTAAAACGAACTACCCTGCTATGATGAATCTTCACGGAGCCACCACCGGCAGGATCAGTCACATTGTAATATTTTGGAAAACCGTAATCAGGATCACTAATATCTTCGATGAGTTCGCTGGATGGGTTAACTCCGTTCCAGCGGTCGAAGATAAGCAGCCCTGCGAAATCGCCAGGCATTATCCAGTCAAGCTGCAGCGGTTGGCTAAGGTCGTAGCCTTGGTGTTTGACCAGCATCACACCTAACGCGCCACCGTAGAGCCTGCCCCACTGCATGCCACGCTTAAGCTTGTCAATGAGCTGAGTACGGCGCAAAGTAAGACTGAGCCGCTTCTCTACATCGGGATCCAGACCGCTCGTAATCGTTATCCAATTTTTAAGCATGTCCGCCGGGATAACGTCGATGATACGACGGACAATCCAGCTCTCACGGTAGAGAGCATTTAGAGTGTTGAAATCACGCGACATGCGCTGCAAACTGTACTCCGTGCCTTCCAGCAGGTTCGGAGTGCCTGCGCCCAAACGAGCCAGCACATTACTAAAAGCATCTAAAGCCTTAGCTCGTACTGGCTGCGGCGCCGGCGCTTTGTCCAGGGTGCGCCTGCGTTTTCTTTTAGACATTTGCTATCCTCCTTGGCCTGATGACTGTTGATACATAGTAGCGCACCGCATCAGGCGCATGGTCAGCTACTTTAATAGGCTTCTCCTTGCCGGAATTTTGCAGAGCCTTGTCGTCCCAACAATAGGACTGCATCTCCTTCAGCGTGTGCACTAAACCACAATAAAAATGGATGCGGCGACGGGTTAGCAGCGTGTTCACCTTGCGGATGCCCTCAATGACATCATTGTCGGCGTTGATTGTTTCCACCGTCTCCTTCGCACGCAAGCCACGGTTACGCAGCTCAATTTTAAAGCTTGCTGCAGATGGATCTATTACCACATTTGTCGGCCACAGCTCCACGCCACGCACGAACTCAAGCAGGTCGTCGGCGTATTGGCTGTTGTCCTTCTCCTTTTCCTCGGCGCGGCTGTCCCAATAATACTCGCGGATGAACCACAGGTCGCGCCCATCATCGAGCACGTCCAGATACACCATCGGGTTCACGGTGCCATAGTCAATCGTGATAGAGCGCTTCATGATGTGCAGATTTTTGAGCAAATACTCCATCTGGTCATCACCAAAAAGCAGCTCATCACTCCACGCATCACGATAGATAGCGCCCTGCGCCATTACCCACTCGCCTAAAATAAAGCGTCGGTAGAACACACCGGAATACATTGTACGGTAACGTTCACGCACCTCGTCGGATAGCGACGGATTGTCGTCCATCAAGAAGTGGATATGCAGCAAGCGCTTCTCGTCGCACTTCTCAATCCAGCGCAACAGGAACCAGTGCATCGGGCTGTCCGGGTTGCAGTTAAACCACAGCTTAGCGCCCGGCACAGAGCAGCGGCCGGATGCCTGATTTACAAATGATTCAGGCATGAGCGCAACCTCATCGCAAAACAGACCAGCCAAAGTAATACCTTGGATGAGGTCCTGCGAGGATTCGTCACGACCACCGAACACGTAGAAGTAATTCAGCTTCATCGTGCTGCCTTGCTTGCGAGCTATCACGATAAGGTTCTCCGTGCGTGATTCTTCCACCTGATAGCCACGCACCAGCAATACAGGCTTGAGCCATTTCCAAACGTTACGCCTGAAGCTGCCTACGGTTTTACCGCACATAGCAAAATTCTGGCCATCGTAGGTATCCATAGCCCAAATAACAAAAGAGACGGCCATCGCTACCGTTTTACCAGCACGGATGGAGCCGTCAGCTATAATACCATTGTAATCGTGGTAGGGAGAGTCCTCGCACCACCACGTTAAGATTTGCATTTGTTTTTTACTAAATTCGTAAAACTTGATAACAGGTTTGATAATACTGCGCAGCCTGCCAACGATGCCCATTATTTCCACACGTCCTTTGCGCTGCGCTTGATTGCGTCGGTAAAGCCATCGTCCTCATATTGAGACTGCTCTTCGGCATCCTTAAGAATTTTCTGCCCTGCAGTATCCCGCAGGAACGTCGCCGCCTTGGTATTGCCCTGCATGGCAAGAACCACCTGACCTAGCAGTACAGCCTGCTCAACGGTTACATTGATTTTACCGTTCAGCAGATTAATTTTGCCGTTCGGCCCCATCAGGTCACCCAGGCACTCAACATTCTTCAGCTCGCCACGCTTGAGCGGCATCTGCAGCAGATCATCAAGGACCTCACGCATAGCGCGTTTGCGGCGCCGGGCTTCACCAGACGCGCGACCGCCGGCAGCACCTTTTCTCCTCGCTTCGTCCTCGCTTCGCACAGGATTCAGGTTCTGCGGATTAAGAGCCACCGATTACCTCGGCCTTCCTGCCGGTCAGAGCCTCCCAACGCTTAACGATGACATCGCAATACACAGGGTCAAGCTCCATGCTGTAGCATTGGCGGTTGATTTGTTCGCAGGCAATGAGCGTGGACCCGGAGCCACCAAACAAATCAAGAACGGCATCACCTTGCTGGCAGCTATTCTTGATGCACTTAGCACAGAGGGCTATCGGCTTCATGGTTGGATGCTCGGCGTTACGCGTGGGTTTGTCAACATGAATTACGCTGTTAACCTCTTCTGTGTCCACAGCCTCTACGTTATCGGCACGCAGACAGACGGTCTTAAGCCCGATGTTGATGTGGATGAGCTGATGCCCATCGGCATCGTAGCCAACCTCCACCGGATAATTGTCAGGTATAACCGTTGACAGCTTACGACCGCCAAAAAAGCGGTGCTTTGCGCCAGGCTTCCAGCCGTAAAGGATGGGTTCATGCTGCCATTGGTAGTCCTGCCGTCCCAGCGTAAATGTGTTCTTGCACCAGACAAGGTCCTGCTTCAGCAACAGACCAGCATCAACAATAGACTGCCGGAATTCGACCGCACTTCGACTAGCGTAGCACACGTAAAAGGATGCGCCAGGCTTCATCGCTGCAAAATAATTATCAAACACTGCATCTAAAAAGTTTTTAAATTCAACTTCACTCATCGAGTCGTTTTTAATTGTGAGCTTGTCTTTTGTTCCACCTTGGTAAGCGACATTGTAGGGAGGATCAGTAAACACCATGTCAACCATTTGCCCCCCCAATAAACGTGCTACATCAGTACGATTTGTTGAATCGCCACATAATAAGCGATGGTTCCCAAGCTGATAAAGAGTACCAGGAGTCGTGATGGTGTTCTGCTTGGCGGCCTCATGCGCTGCATCCACATCAAAAGCATCCTCCTCCGGTTCAGGCTCCGGCATGTCAAACCCGAAATCGCCCATGTCGATACTTTTGATGTCAAGCAGCTCGCTGTTGAGCATGTCCATGTCCCAGCTTGCAAACTCAGCGGTTTTATTATCCGCCAGGCGGAACGCCTTAATCTGCTCGGGAGTAAGGTCATCAGCCATCACGCACGGCACAGTTTTCATCTTAAGTCGTTTAGCAGCACGCAGACGCGTATGACCACAGACAATAACATTGTCCTTGTCAATAACAATAGGCTGCTTCCACCCGAACTCCTTCAGTGATTCCATAACCGGCTTCACGGCTGCATCATTGCGCCGTGGATTGTTTTTATACGGAACCACAGCGCCGATGGGCATATCTATGATTTTCATAATTACCTCCGGAAACAGAAAAACCCCGAGCCGTTAAGCTCGAGGTTTACGTTAGTGATTTTTTCGATAGTAAGTTATTCTGATTGCTTGTAGCTACCCATCCAGTCGCTAAGTATTTTTGATGCTTCATCATGACTCAAATCAAATTCACGCATGAGATACGGTGCAGCACCAAACATATTCGTTACTCCAGACTGACGCAGCTCTTCTAAATAATCGTAATAAATCTGTTTTTCCATAACATAATCACAACCTTTCACTTGATTGTTGTTATGTTAACTCTAATACTTAAAACATTCAAGTCATTTATTTAACATTAACGGTCTTTTCTAAATTTGCATCTTAACGAGCCATCTTCAATACCATCAGGCTTGCTGGTTGCCCATTGATCATCACCATCGCTCAATGGATACTTGTCACAGATGCAACGGCTATAAGCAGCCGTTCCCGGCTTACCGGAATAAACGCACTCCTTACACTGCTCGTACCCGGCATTATGAGTATTATCACTCAACAATTCGTCTGCATGACGTTCATATAATCCCATGATTTTTACCTACACTTTCTGTATATTGTAACCAACGACTTCAAGGTCAATAAAGAAGCCTTCGCCAGGTTTTTCTTCTACTTTTGCAACGCGAAACTGCGTGCCGCGCTGCAAAACCATTTCATTTTCTTCTTCGAAAATAGAAAAATTAGCAGTATAAGCCATTTTAGTTCCTGCTGGAGCATAAATATTAAGAATAACTGGTTTTTTATCAAAGCCTGTACCTTTGGCAGCGCCACAAGACATGAAACCATGTTCTGTGGGTTTAGTACCTAAAATTTCAGCTCTCAGCTCATCAAGAGTGTAGTCTTGCATCGGCTTGCGGAGATTGAAAAATTTATCCATGCCTATAAAACTGCAACCACGCTGCAGCCAGATATCCTCATCAAAAGCACTACGGTCAATGTAGTTGGTCATATTTGTGATTAGATCTCTAGCTTTGCCAGGTTTTAATTTACCATAACTATTATTGCCAATATTCTCAAAGTCAATACTCCCTACACCTTTATATTGGCCAGTCCCGTATTCATAACCGCGCAAAGGGTCATTAAATTGCTCATACTCGGCCGTATATTTTTTAATAGCTTCACGTTCTTCATGATTTGCAGATTCCCAGACAGTAAGAGCTTGCGCATCAAATTTTTTCTTCGATTCTTCCATGGATTTGCACCACACAGCAGTATCCTTATGCGCCTTAGTGTAATTTGATTTACGGAACGGATAATTACTCTCCTTGGCATTGTATGGCTGTACAGATGCTTCAGTAAAGACAGAAGCTGCTTTTTTGATAGGCGATTTTTCCTCAGAAGAGTTCGGCGCTGCATATTCTCCCGAAAATCCTTCTTGAGCACTAAAATTGCTGCCGAATTTTTTCTTATTAAACTTACTGCCAGCACCACCGTCAATCTGACCTTTTTCGTTCAGATGCACTTTTGCACCACTGATAGTACGCCAATTTTCAGGATTCGGGTCTTTCGGATAATCTTCATCCAAAATTCTCGCAGCAATAATTAAAGGTCTTATAAGCATGTTAACTCACTCCCGCGATAATTGCAAGTCATTTATTGGTGCCCGGACTACCGCTGAGGATTTGAGGTCAGAAAGGGATGTCCCGTCCCTTAGGTTACGGCTTCCGGGCATAAAAAAAGCGCCCAGCTAAAAGCCAGACGCTACATAAACAGGTGCTGCCGGTGGGATACGAACCCACGCACGGAGATTATCCGCCTACCGCTTATGATAAGCGGCCTCTTAAACCAGACTTGAGTACGACAGCATAAAAATAAAAGAAGCATCGAATTTTATCGATACTTCTCCACGGTTTTTATTATACCATAAAAATCACCGCTTTTTATCACGTCTTTGTGAATTTTTTGTGAATTTTCAAGAAAATAAGACCGCCCACCATCAGATGAGCGGTCGCTGAATTATTTTGCATTAAACACTACGCTATACCCAGCCTGACGCTGCAACTCGTCCATAGCTGCCTGCTGCGTCGGCGTAAAGCCCTGGCCGACAACTTCCAGACGCTCCCGGAATGTCTCCGCGAAGAACTTCAGACGCTGGTCCTTGCGCTGCAGACCACCGAAATCATTCCAGAGGATATCAATCGCAACAGCCAGCACACGATAAATAGCCTGCTCGGACACAGCCTGGCACATGCGCTCGTATTTAAATCCTGCCACCGGCGCAGGATTGCGGCGCTTAAGTTTACGTTTACTGCTCATTAAGGTCACTCCTTCACTGGTGCAAGCCATTCCTTGTGCTTCTTGACCATGTACAACATAATCAGACCATAGACCACCATGTCGCGCAAGGATTCTTCCGTTTTGTCAGCAATACCATGGTCGTAGAGGAAAGCAATGTGCTTGTTCAGATAGCCCTTAGCCACATCATACATCATGTCATAACTGTCATCGTGATGCTCCAGCATAGCGCCGGTGCGGAAGTTTGACAGCGGATCAGCGCCAGCAGAATACTGCTGCTGTTTTTCCGTAAACAAAGTTCCTACGCGAACAAGTTCATCATTAATAAACGATGTAAATTCTCTATATGTAATCATAACAATCCTCCTAAAACAATTCCTGCTGATTTTCAATCTCTTATAACTTGTACTCCACGCCTAACTCTTTTGCAACAGCGGGCAAAGCAGCTTGTGCTTCTTCACACGTGCGGAACACCCAGCCAACTTTATGGAGCGCAACATCGATAACGCTGTTATCCCACATATAGTTTAGGACATACAACTTCCCACCTTCTAAGGAACTCATGAACGTCCAATATCTTTCGTTCAGTTTCGGTTTCCACGACAATTTGATTATTTCTTCTTCGCCATTCACCAAGGCAACAAGGGCTAAGTTAGTAGATATGTAGGGTATTTCAATACCGTCACCATAGGTTACTTGTAATCCGTCGCTGTTAAAGCTATAGGTCATCAATTCGTTTTCGCCCTTGATTTTAAACTTTTCGCCCAGCTCCACGCCCAGCATTTGGGCGATTTGCGGGATTAAATTTTTACTCATCTTTAATAACCTCCACACCGCCACGCAGCAAAGCAAGAAAAATACGCATCTGCATGGACTGATTACCTATACTTGACCAATGGCAGCACTGGCTCGGACGGTACTCAAAATCATCAGCGATAAAACGGTACTGTGCCGGATATACTCCGCCACGCTTAGGCTTGAGCTTAAACTCCTTGCCAACAGGGATATGCAATTTTTCAGCAATCACAGGATACAAACTAATCATAATATTTGTGTCACCTCCGTTTTGCAATAAGCAAAAACTTGACAGCAGCCACGAGCGCTGCGAAGTAATACAACTTCGCGGTGCTTGCGGATTAATTGGGAAATAAAGCTAGGTCCAATAGCCGTGGATTTTTGTACCACTCTAAGATTTGCCCACTGCCGCTGACGCTGGCAGATGCGGCTAGTCTTGCAAGTGACTTTCGTCTTCAAAATACGTTTACGTGAAAGAATTGTCATTACATCAACGCCTCCGCTCCATATAACATCAACGCCAGCTGCCGCACCAGGCGCGTACGCCGGCGCTGGATGGTCGAGAGCGACACACCTTCACGCAGCGCAATATCATCCAAAGGCACGCAGAAAAAATACGCCTGACGGATAAGGTCTACCGCCACCGCATCCTCACTTGCTTCCAGCCTGTTCAAGATGCGGTCAATTTTATCAACTTCCGCCTGATCACGCGCTAGCTTAACTTCTACAGCCATAATGCGTGCCTGCTGCTTCTCTTCGGGCGTCAACCGAGAACTTGCGCCGCCCCAGCAGGTAATGTCTTTAGATTTTTCCGTGACACGCTCCGCCTTCAGGTCGCGTATATCAAGCTTGTACTGCTCAATGTTCGCGCGCAGCGTCGAATAAGCATACAGCCGTGCTTCCGTCGCCTTGTAGCAGTCCTGCGGCTTAGGCTGGCTATTTAAGGCAGCCAGCGTCGCTACAACAGTATCATGTATCAGTTTTTTGTTGTCCACCTGCGCCACCTCCTATGTGTAAAAATAAATTCAGTAACAGCTCAGAGTGGGGAGCAAGCAGCTCCCTCGCCTCCTGCTGAGTCACCGTCGCCTCGTTAGCCATGACCAGGCGCAGGCCGAAGCGTGCACTAGGCAGCAGCTCTGCTCCGGCAAAGCGTAGGCCGATGAGCTTAACATACAGCTTGTGATCATGGCGGGCAGCGCTTGGTAGCAGCTGCCCCCAGAACTCGCTGTCGACACAGTCAGGCCACGGATCACTTACCACGCTGCCTAAGCTTAACCAACCAGCCATGGATATACTCCCCCATCTTCTGACGCAGGTCGTCCGTCATTTCGCAAATCGCCAGCGCCTCCTCAGAGCTGCGTGCGATACCGGCATTGGCACCCGCTGCCAACATCGCCAGCAGGAACACGCACTGCTGCAGCGTCGGCTTGCCGGTTGCCGTCTTGCACTCGATAAAGATTGCCTTGCCCGACGGATACGCTACGCCAGACAAATCACTGTAGCCTTGCGGCGGTCCGCTCTTAAACCAGCGGCTGCGCTTGTTCTCGAGTTCGAGCGTCGCCTGCGTCGGCTGTGTGCGGTACAAATAGCCCTCGCCAACATTGACGCGGAAAATCTTGTGCCCTGCGGCAGACACCGCGACCTCAATCTCCTTCATGATTTGAGCTTCAGATTTATTTTTATTCAAACTTTAACCTCCTGTATTCATCCTGACGCAGCAGGCGGATAGCTGCACTGCGGTACCGTTCCGGTACTGCCAGCCCTAGCTGCACCGCCTTGTGCAGCGACCAGGCGAACTTAAAAATCTTGCCATCAGCACGTTTGTGCGTCGAGCGGAACAGCTCCAGCTGCGCCCATGACGTACACTCGATGTGTTTACTATACGGCATGCGCGCGACTTCCTGCAGGATGATGTCCTCCACGACCTCCGGACCTTCGCGCTCTTCCTTCTCCCATACGTAATGACAGAGAGGGCACTCGGTGACCGCTGACTTGACCACGGCAAAGCAATTCGGGCACTGCTTGACACTGAGCTCCTGCTTTTTCTTCTTGGCTTTGGATTCCAGCGACCACTCACGCACGTCGTCCGGCAGGCCATGCCGGGTGAAATTGCCAACATGGTCCAGGATCAGCGCGACCTTATCCGGATTGTTGGGATTAGTACGCATCGACCTCATCGACTGCTGTATGTGCAGCGTGAGCGACTTGGTAGGGCGCATTAGCACCACGCAATCGCAGTCAGGCACGTCAAAGCCCTCGCCAAACAAATCAACGTTGCAAAGGACCGTGACCTCGCCGCGTCGGAACCCCTCTACGGCGGCCTGTCTTTGCGCCTGCGGCGTTGTACCGTCAAGGTGCATAGCATTTATCCCATGCTCCCTAAAAGCGGCCGCTGTGCCCTCGCTGGTGGCGATAGACGAGCAGTACACTATTGTCTGCTTGCCCTTGGCCAGCTGCAGCCAGTTCTCAACAGCACTGCCAAAAATAGCACGCTTATTCATAAGCGCTTCAATCTCAGCCTTGTCGTAGTCGCCGCGTTTAGTATGCAGCTTGCTGGCATCTGCCAGCTGAACGCCGTAGTATTTGTACGGTGCCAGATAATGGTTCTGGATGAGCCATTCTGTCGACACTGACTCGATGAGCTCTTCAAAGACAGCCCCCAGACCACCCTCGTTCATGCGCTGCGGCGTGGCGGTAAAGCCTAAGACGACGGCACCAGGAAAATGCTGCAGGATGGACAAATAGCTCTGCGACAGGATATGGTGCGCTTCGTCAACCAGAATCAGCTTCGGTTCCGGCGTTTTGGCCAGCCTGCGACAGACCGTCTGTACCATGCCTACGGTACAAAGCGAGAAGTCTACGCCGCATGCAGCAAAAGTATTGGTAATCTGCTGGCACAGCTCTTTGCGGTGGACCACAAACAGCACTCTGTTGCCGCGTGCCGTGGCGCTGGCGGCGATGTTGCCCTGAATAACGCTCTTGCCACCGCCACAGCCCAATACCGCACACACGCTGTGCCGCCCCTGACCGATTGCCCTGCGGATGTTATCCACCAGCTCCTGCTGGTAGGGACGCAGCGGAATCATTTTACCGTAGGCTCCCACTTGTCGCAGCCATCGCAATGGTCGCAGGCGCTGGTGTCGCGATTAGAGCAGTCATTGCACAGCGGATCACGCACCTGCAGGGGACGGTGACAGTCCTGCGGAATGGCTTTAACGTCGACAGTTACTTCATCAGCCTCAGCCTCCTGCTCCGCGAACATGTCCTGCTCGCCGCCGCAAGGCTTCAGGACGAACTCCCCGAAGTCTTCGTCGTATTCCAGATACGTGTTAGGCAGGGAGACAGCACCGGCATTCTCCAGCTTCTCCGTGTAATTGGCGGTAGTTTTATGTTTGAACAGCGGTACTGCAATGTCCTTACCCATTGTTTCAGAATAGGTTTCGGTCAAGCTGACGGACAGCTTCATGCTGATAGAGCCATCAGCAATACGGCCAGCAAAGAGCTTCTCCAGCAGCTGCTGCAGCAGCTCATCAAAATCGGCCTTCATGGCCTTAAAGGTGTCAGACTCCAGATTCAACATCAGATATTGCTTATTCATGGTTAGCCTCCTGCTGCAGATACATGCGGATATACGCGTTGATTTTCAGGAGATTGTCAGTGTCGCCGGATGCGGCGAAGTCATCAACAAGCGCGGTCAGCATTGCGGACAGCTTAGTGTTCTGGCTTGCTACACGTGGCGGCTCGTTCTGGAGCGGGCGATTGCGATAGCTATAACGCATTGCATCAACAGTAGCCTCCGACACCTTGAGGATAGCGCAACGCGGGTACTGCATGGTTGCAGCTTCTTCTACTTCATCCAGGTGGTTCGCCAGCAAGTTTATATACGCTTCCGCGTCTTCTATCTTGGCACTGGAATAGAAGCAAGGATCGTCGCAATAACCGATGCATTCTGCTACGACATTAAAAGCGCCACCATAACATTTGATTCTTAAGCCACTGATATTCTTGGAGTTCACATAGTCTCCGTTTTTTGTTTTAATATACATTTACATTCCTCCTAACTTCTGCAGCGCCCATACAGCACCGCAACTAACTAACACCGTCAGGCTCACTATCCACACAATGCTGATCAGCACTGCAAACACCAGACAGATTTTACTTAACATCACATTTCACCCCATTGACCTTGCACGCAAACTGGGCGAGGCAAACAGCAGCTTTGACAAAAGCCTGTGCCACCATCATACAGCAGCACCCCACCGCCATAACCAGCCCTGCAATAAAGTCACGTAACATAGTACTCAAAATTTTAAATAACATCGTTTTCCTCCTTTAGCTGCAGTTTTACGTAAGCCAGCTGACGTTTTTACTTACATTTAAAAACCCTACAAACCGCATGGTTAAGGCTTTTTTTGTTTTTGGCTTACAGGCTTACATTTTTTTGAAAGGATATCGATATATATTATTTTTATTTCCGCCCTAGCCTAAAGCGGAAAACTCCATACGTATATATCTAATTATGTAAGTCATGTAATTATGTAAGCCAAATATTTAAAACCCGCATGGTTAAGCCATTTTTCTGGCTTACATTTGGCTTACATAGCTTACGCCTTGACATAAAGAGCAACGTAGTTTGCTCTCGTGTTATTTAACCTGTACACATTGGAGAAGCGTCCCTGCGTTGTTTTCAGCAGATGACCGGCCTCGGCCCATTTTTTCTTGAGCGCTGAGAAGTCAAAGCCGTTCTTTTCCAGTTCCTGTTCAAGGACCGTCTTGTTGATCATGATGACACCATTATTCTTGCGCCTGCCCCAGTAGGCATAACCAGAATAATCATCAAACTCCGTATCGAATTTATCGGCGTTGGCGCCGATGACGTCCACAATGATATTAAATGCCCTCTCGCTGACGTCGACCTCGGCCTTGCTCTTCACAAAACCAACTATGTCCTCAGGCGACAGCACATCGCCAGAATCACCAAAGATAGCCTTGCTCGCAATCGCATCCGCCTGCAGCATAAGAGCCATCGCCATGGCCTGCTTCTCGGTCGTATCCGTTACTTCCAGCACCAGACGCATAATCTCATTGTAATCAGCCGCAAGATTCTTCCCTTCCAGCGCTTCGATAAACGCCCTGCCTGCACAGCCAAAGTGCTGCGAAATGAAATTAACTACGGCATTACCGTTTTTAATTATCTGCTGGTCGCACTCAATCTCAATGACACGGTTTTTTACACCGCCGCCAGACTGAGACTTCGTGCAGGGTTCCTCACCGGTAAACACGAACGAATTCAGCCAGGACTTCTGCCGCTGGAAGGTCGCGTTCGTCATACGACCGCGGTCGAGACCTTCAGTGACACGCATGATCAGCGTGTCATAATTTTCAAAGCGGCTTTTAATCGTCTGTAGCTCATCACCAAAGAACGGCAGGTTACGCAGGATAGACGCCGTACTCATCATAGAGTTGACCGTCATATTCATGGTCCGCACCAGCTTGCCCATGCCCGGATTCCCCCAAACAGACGCAGCCACCATCATGGCCACGGTCTTGCCACTGCCGGTTCCGCCCCAAAGGTGCAAAACAAATGGCAGCGCAGATACGCGCTCGACCAGCACGCTCGCAAACGATGCCGCCAGGATCAGGCGCATGTACAGGTTCTGCCGGAGCGGGGCGACGTAGGCCGCCCATTCTTCCAGCGTGCCCTTGCTGGAGACTGCCTGCACCAAAGATTTGTACTGCTCCTCGCAGTCCAGCTTGACCTCGTCCGTGTACGGCACAAAGCCTGCATCGGACCAGCCCATGTGGTCAATCGACTTTACCCGCGGCAGGATGTCCGGGTTCATAGCGATGACCTCTGCCAGATACTTGACCAGCAGACCGGCATTGTCGCTGTTGACTTCAACACCATTGTCTGCCAGCAGGATTATTTTGTTTTTGTTGGCTAACGTGGAGCGCGGGACCACCACGCTCTGCCAGCCGCCATTTTTAAAATACGCAAGCCGGATTTTTTCCGTTTCATCCTCCACGTTCACCAGCAGCTCCGTCGGCATGATGGGGATGGGACTTGCGTATTCGTTTTTATATTCTGTCCCGACCTGTACCGCTCGATACACGCCATTAATTGATGTGTTCCAGTTACCACACCGCAAGGCAAACAGCTGCTGCGGAAATTTGGTCAGATTATCTGACCTTATACCCTTGGCTGCCTGCTGCTGCAGGTACGCTTTCCAGCAGCTCTCAAACTCCCTCTTGCAGCACAGCTCCCCGGCACGGAACCGTGCCATGGAAAGCACCTGCTGACGCTTGGACGGCTCTGTGAGCGCCGCTATCGCCTCCAGAAGCGCCTCATCGATAAGGCTGAACCTGTCGCACCCCTCAAAGAACTCTCTGTCCAGAGAGAGCACCACAGGCCACTCGTAGGCTTCGATTGCTTCGGCTGTGCCACCGGCAGCAAAGTAATCTGCGATATCACCTTTAGGCGGGCATTCAGGCCACAGCTTAGTAATGTCCATGACCTTCACGCCCTGCCAGGCTGCAGCATAATCGGTTCCCTTCTCATCGTTGTCCGGGATGACGATACGCTCTGCATAAGATTCCAGCAGTGCCTTGTCCGTCGTGCTGAGCTTAATCGCCTTCTGGGCTCCGGTATTGCTCGTGCTTGCCAACAATCCATGCTTTGTCATAGCGTCAGCACACTTCTCGCCTTCGACGATGTAGAGCGTCTTATGCTCATGCCGTTCTAACAAATCCAGATTGTAAAGGTTATTACAATTCTCGGGTTTAGAGTACACCGTGCGGCCTTCGGCATTCACATAGGCAAAGCTGAAAACCTTATGTCCGTCTGCCCATTTACGGCGGCGCTTGTAATAAGCCTCAGTGCCGTCCGGGTTCCTGTAGATATGGCGGTAATCCTCAACAGGCTTTACCGTCTTATAATCTACAGGCTCCGGTTCGGCAGGCTTTGCTCCCAGACGGCGGAACTCTCTCAGAATGTCCGCGCCGGGAGCGTTGCACTTCTGACAATAGACCAGCAGCGTGCCGCCCTTTTCGTCTATGTGCAGATGATCTGCCTTACCGCACAAGGGACAGGTAGCGGTAACATGTCCGCCCGGCTTTGTTTTTACACCGGTTAAAAAGGGGCGAATATCGTCCAGGTGCAGCTCGGACTTAGAACGGGATGTCTTCATCATTTAGCAGCGGCACGGCAGTACCGTAGCTGTCCATGCTAGAGGTAGGAGCTGCTGCGACAGGTTGAGCAGTTGAAGTATAACCTTTAAATTCCTTTGTGTCCGGAATCTCGAAGTCGCCCTTCTGGATGCGCTCTACGGAACAGAGCTGCGCTACCTTCAGACGCACACGGAGCTTGTCGTTCCAGACGTACTCTTCCTGTCCCAGCACAGCACCGACAACCATGCCGCAGAACTGCTGCTCGTCACCAGCAAAGCGGTCTGCTACAAAGCCGGAGTTGCCGCTCTTTTCTAACGCCACCAAAAACGATTTGAAGAAGCCACGCGCAGAATCTTTATAGCTGCGGATAAAGCTGAACAGCGGAATCTTGCCGCCGCTACGTTCCGCGCGCTGGCCATAGTAACCAACAAATTGCTCGTTGGCTTTGTCGGCTACACCGGCAATGTCGCAGTAAATTTTCAGATACTCCTTATCCGCGTGGTCTTCGACGGAGCAGATGGCCAGTACATAACCGCCAGCAGGCGGCGCTGCGTAGCCTTCACTCGCAGCTTCAACATTTCCCCAGTTAAGCTTTTTCATTTTTCTTTGCCTCCTCGTTAAATCCATAATACTCGCGGATAGCTGTATCCACGGCCTTCAGGTCATTGTCAATCTTAGGGGCGAACATCTCCATAGGAGATTTTGCCGTTGTGCGGCCATTACTCTGCGTAGTAAACCAATGTTCTTTACCATTTGTTTCAGCGAGCAACACGATACTAAACAGACCTTCTACACAAAGCTTTTCGTCAAGCATTCTGCCTAAGGTTTTCATTTTTACATAACCACTATCTTCTACATCCGTATGAGCTAACAGGTAAACGATTGTATCATCTCTCGTCCACAGACGGATAAATTTAAGCAAATTGTAAAAATGATTACCCAAATCGGCAAATTTGGCAAAACCGGTTTCTTTAGCTCTATCGAAAAACTCAAACGCCATCAAATACTGCGCATCATCGATAACATAGCAGTTAAGGGTATTTTTTTGCAGACTTGCTGTAATAGTTTCATATGTGGCGTTATTGTTGACATAACTCATCTTTTTACGGAACGGCAGCGGCTTTCCCGCCACATTGAATACGCCGACCTCCGTCGGCTCAAAATTGCGCAGGCTCGTGGATTTTCCAGAGCCGGACGCGCCCAGGATCAATACAGGCATTCCCATAAAATCACTCCTTACTTCAAAGTCATATTCAGCTTCTGAATAACTTCAGCGCCCGGAACTTCAGTGCCAGCTTTGATGGCTTTCTTGATTGCCGTCTTGTCAGCATCAACAGTAACCTTAGTGCGCTTATATTCATCAGGAATTTCTTCCATAGACAGCACGTTGCAAACCTCAGACTTGCGCCACGTAATCTTGCAGCGGGGAGTTTCAAACTTCTCGCCATACAACGCACCAGCCAGATAAGCCTTGCAGCGCTCGGCTTCCTTCTTCATCGCCCCAGCGCGATAGCTGAGAACGTTGATTTCCGCGTAGATGGCCTCGGCTTCGGCAAGCTTGTTTTTGATGTAGCAAGCCAGACCTTCGACTTTAGCGTCACGCTCCATCTGCAGAGCTTCAAACTGCTGCAGGTTCAGGATTTCGCCGTCATCAACGCTGACAACGTGCTCTTCATCCAGCTGGATGCAACTGGAGATTTTAGCATCAAGCTCGTATACACTAGCCATGTTACTCAGCCTCCTTGCAAGCGCCTTCTTTTGGCATACCGGAACCATCAGCAGCATTCTTTTCTACGGAATCTTGCAGAGCCTTGTACATAGCAGACCATTCATGAGACTGCAGCTCGCGCATCTCTTTAATCGTTGAGCCGATACGGTCAATAATCTCCAGCTCCGCCTCCAGCAGGACCTCGTCTTGCTCATCATTCGTGTTCCAGTGTTCCAGCAAACCTGCGTATTCACGCAGGTTATGCATTTCAAGACTTAAACGTTGAATAAAAATCTGGGTTTTCGTTCTAATCATTTTTGCACCTTACCTTTCTTTTTTGATTGTGGTGGATTAAATTTTTTATACATAGCCCTGCAATAAGGGCACGCATACGGTTCTTTAGCAAAGCGGCTCACTATCCATTCCGTACCGCAGAACATGCAGTCTACATAATGGACTCCGCGGTCATCCGTTCTCATTATTTAGATGCAGCAACCTCTATGGGAATCAGTACGATGTCCCCCGGCTGCAGCGTGCCCTTCAAGTTGCTGATTTTTTTGGCGTAATGGATGACCTCACGTACATCGCGACGGTCGCCCTCGCGATCCATCACGTCGCCGACCAGGTGCCACAGCGTATCGCCGTCGGCAGCGGTAACCTTGACCACGTAGCGGTCAACCGGACGTGTTGCATCCCATGCAGCCCAAACGCAGCAGGCTACCAGTAAAGCAAACAATGCTTTTTTCATATCATCCGCCTCCTAAACGACTCCATAGTGCTCAGCACCCAGAGTCTCAATATACTTTCTCAAGCCAGCTACTGGGATAACTGCCTTATTGCCGATTTTAAAGACCGGGAACTTTGGATCCTGCATGAGCTTCACCATCGACGCTTTACCGATGGCCGTTAACTCACAGGCCTTGTCAAGAGTTACAGCGATAGGTTCCATGTTGTACCTCCGTTTTTGCGTTTACGCAAATTCTCAAGCAAAAAAAACACTTAACATTTCGGATTCAGACAAGCCTATAATGTCTTTAAAAAGTTGAATTTCATGACGCGAAAAGTCGGTCGTTCCGTTCAGCTTTTTGCTTAAAGTAGCAGGGTTCATGCCCATTTTAACTGCTAAATCAGAAAGGGTTAAATTTTTGGTAGCAACAAAGTATTTAAATTTAGCCTTATCAAGCATTACGTTCACCTCCGTTCTTTTGCATTTACGTAAACAAGTATAGCTTACGTAAACGCAAAAGTCAAGGCGTATTCACAAAATTTTATTGCTTTTTCGCAAAAAATGTGGTATCTTCTAATTAAGCGAGGTGAGAAAATGGAAGTTAAGGATATACTAAAAACCAGGCGCTTAGAGTTAAACCTAACGCTGGAAGAAGTAGCATCGCAAGTTAAAGTATCTCCTGCAACAATATCCCGATGGGAATCTGGCGACATCGCTAACATGCGCCGTGATAAAATAGCAGCACTATCAAAAGCTTTGCAAATTAGTCCTGCAGTAATAATGGGATGGGAGCAGCCAGAAGATAATACCAAGGCAATCATAGACGCTTATAGCAAACTTAGTCCTGCAGCGCAACAGCGCGCTCGTGAATATTTCGAGGATTTACTTTCAAATCCCAAAAACCTGCGGAACCAATAAAGGAGGTGTTTTAATCTTGGACAGTGAGCGACTCGACCTATTAAACGAGGACGCTCAGGTGGATTTATATCTTTTTATCTTAGGTATTCTGGCGGCAGAAGAAACTGCCGCCACCGCTTGAAACTTCCCCACAAACAAAAAAAGTCGCCACCGAAGTGACGACAACGATAATTTTAATCTATAAATAGTTTACCACAAAACTATTAAAAGGGAAAGTTTTCTAAATAAAGAAAGTGTGAAATGAGGATGGCAAATGCTTAATGAAATCATTAGCAGCATAAGAATCAGCTATAAGCTACTAACTAGCCAAAAAGAAAGGAAAAAGTATGCTAATAAAGCGTTAAAGGTCATACATAAAAAAGCTGAAAATTTTTTTCCTTCTAATAACGAACCAAAAAGCTGGCAGGAAGCTTTTGCTGCTTCATCAGGAAAGCAAGCTAATAAGGCACATAAACTTTTACAAAAGGAATCTAAGCGTTTGACAGGTAGCACCAACTATAAGTCATTTAAATTTGCTAAGGCTAGAGCATCTGCTGCCGGATGTCATTGGTATATATGGCGGACATGCGAAGATTCAAGAGTAAGAAATAGCCATCAAGAAATGGCAGATGTTATAGTTAATTATAAAGAACCACCTAAAAAACTTGGCTATCATGCAGGCGAACCACCAGATTGTCGTTGTTATGATGAAACACTAATAAGAGCAGACCAAAGTAAATGGCCTGCTAAAGTTTATTACAAAGGAAAAATACAAAAAATGAGCTTACGTGAATTCAAAAATATTTGCAAAGACGATATATTTTAGAGGTGACAACATGAAGAAAATATTATTTGCTTTGCTTTTAGCAGCACTTGTCCCAAACACTGCGATGTCACATGAGTTTAAAACGCCCATGGAAAAACCTGTTGTCGCTCAATTTGATGGGATAGTCATAAATGGCAAAACCGTTCAGCAGACACTTGTTGATGCTGAATACGAAAGCAGACAGCGGTCGCTAGACTATTTAAATCACCTAAAAGAAAACTGTCTAAGACATACTCAAGAATATAAAACTTTAGGTGAACAGGAGCGTGCACTTGCTCATGTTATTTATAAATTTGAAGTTAGTAGTAGCAGCTATAATCCACATAATGCAACGCTCGAAAATGGGCAGTATATTCATTATCTGCCATGGCCAGGTTTAGTTGAAAAATGTCAGCATTCAAATTCAGCAGAGCTCCAACGTCATGCTTCATTATTCGGGCGCAGACTTGCAGCATATAATGCTCTTATGGATGAAGTTGCTGACGTTAAAGCAAGCTCTGATAAGCATTACCTAGAAGTTTGTCATGAGCTTGGCAATAAAGCAATAGCTCCATATGCAGCACAAAAAGAAGCTGAAATTGAAGCTGAAGCTTACAAGAAAAACCAAAGTATAGATTGGATGAGATGTTCTAAATGCTTTACGCATTGTGAATACGCATTCGTTTATAAAAATGATTTACTAGAACTTGGCTGCATTTGTGGTCACCTAACATCAGACCATCAAATTAAATACAAATAAAAAAATACCGCCTGTGTTCCCAGCACAGGCGGAGGTGCTCTCAATCCACCACGAAAGAGAGCAAGGTGCAATGTAAATAATCCACTACAATTGCACCTCCATTATATCAAAATCGGAGGTTTTTCACAATGGCAAAGTATAAAAAACGCGCAGACGGCCGCTACGCCACTACAGTCACCTACCTCGGCAAGAAGCATTACTTCACAGCCAAAACATCTGCAGAGCTTGACCGCAAGGTGCAGGAATTCAAGATTGCCAAGCGCAGCGGGACCTACAGCAGCGGCATGCTGCTCAAAGATTGGTGCGACCATTACCTGGTCGTCCAGCACGCAGCCATACGCAAAAATTCCTGGGCAACGATTGAGTCTCACATCCGGGTGCACATCAAGCCGGAGCTCGGCGACTTCCCGCTCTGCAATCTGCAGCCGGCCAACATCCGTGATTTTATAGCCGCTCTCTCGGCAAAGCTTGCCAGCCGCACCGTTGAGCATATCTATGTAACGCTCAAGGCTCTGCTTACACAAGCAGTAATTGATGGTGTGCTTGCAAAGCATCCCATGCTACAAATCAAAAAGCCAAAGGTTACCCGCAAGCGCGAGTGGGTGGCTCTTACCCAGGCACAGGTAACAAAGCTGCTCTCCGTCATCACTGATCCCGCGCACCAGCTGCTCATCAAACTAGCAGCCACCAGCGGAATGCGACGCAGTGAGATTCTTGGTTTACGTTATCAGGACGTAGACCTGGAGCGGTGCACGTTTACCGTTCGGCAGACAAACCTGCGTACCAAAGGTGGCGGTGAGATTGGCGCAAGCACTAAGACAGAGGACAGCTGGCGCACTGTGAGCCTGCCTAAGGCGATTCTTCCGCTCATCAAGGCACAGATAAGGACCGTCCGACTGCAGGCCATGAGCGACGCGCTGTGGCAGCCATACGGCCTCCTTTTTCCGGGAGAGCACGGCAGACCGCTCAACCCGGACGCAATAAGCAAGCTCGTCAAGCGCTACGGCAAAAAAGCAGATATGCCGAAAGATTTCTGCCTCAACAGCCTGCGTCACACCAGCGCCTCGCTCCTGCTGCAGCACGGTGCCAGCTACAAGACGGTGCAGCAGCGTCTCGGCCACAGCACTGCCAATCTGACGCTCAACACCTACAGCCACGTAATGCCTGGTGACGATGAGCGCGCAGCGGAAACCCTGGCTAACATCATATAAGCATAAAAAAAGCCCCGCCTTGCAGCGGGGTATTTTTTATGCTCTGTTTTCCGGTACCCAGGCAATCACGGTACCTTTTTCTGCATCCACCTTCATCCGGCGACAATCAGGATACTCACGTTCCCATTGATCAATGGACATCTCACGCGGCAAGCAACCAGCAACGCAGGCATTCCATGCTTCAGCGAGACATGCAGCGCAAAGAGATTTCTTCAGGCCAGCCAGCTTCTGCTGGCGGACAGCAGCACTGCCAACCAAATCAACATCAGCTTCATGCCCGCAAAAATACTTCACATGTGCTTTCATAACTTAGCCTCCTTATTTTTTGTAGCTATGTTAACTCAATTTTGTAATTTATGCAAGCAGATTTTAGCATAAATACTTTTAAACTGTATAGATACAACAAAAAAGACCACCCAAAAACATGAGTGGTCAACTAGTAGTCAAACGTCGCTAGTTTTTTAGTGGTCAAGGTTTCAGCGATTGCCGGAACCCGCATAAAATGGCGGAAAGGGTGGGATTCGAACCCACGGAAGGCTTGCACCTTCGCTAGTTT